TGCAAGGACAGGGTGGGTTGCACCGCTTGCGCCTTGAAATGGTTCGCCTCTGTCTTCGTATTTAAAACCTAAAAGATCTAAACCTTTTGTGTAAGAATCCTCCCAATCTTTTCTAGAGGATTTGTAATCTAAAAACATACCTTTGAGCTCACTGCCCAATGGTCCTAATACGTCATCTTCTAAATATTCTGCTAAGTTTGCAAAATGGTTTTCACTTCCCTCCATCATCGCTTGAGATGGATCAAAAGCTACTTCTGCGCCTCCGTCTTCTGTAGTAATTACTTCTACTTCTTCTGGTTGTTTTTGTTCTCTATTTATTTCTTGAGCTAGAGCCTCTTGTATGTCTTTTTGGTCAGGTAACTCTACTGTCGTTCTTTTTGAATTAGGTAACGCTTTATCTATTTCTGCCATTTAATATCCTTACTTGCTTTTGAATAAAGACTCAATGCCCTCGGACTCAGGTCCTTTTTCTGGTGGCACTGAGCCACCCATTGCTAGACCCTCTTCATACGAGCGAAGTCTAAGTAACACTTCATTGTCAGACATGGTGTCTACATCTAGGCCCTCTGATCCTGGAGCGTTGTCGCTTTCTATAAATTGTTTTAATCTGTTTCTCTCTATGATCCCAACTAAAGGTTCTCTTTGAAGTCCTTGAGCTGATGCGTCTTGAGGAATAAAAAATGCTTGGTCAGTTGTAAAACCTGACGGCATGGGTGTAGTTGTAGTTCGATTGCCTTGACCAGGAATTAAATCTCTTAATGCGTTTAACACAACACCTGTAATACCCCCTGTGTTTATTATCGCAGGAATGATACCTTGTGTTCTCTCTGGTGCTGGGACCATATTTGCAAAGTCCATACCTGTTTCTCTTCCAGGAGGGGCGTCAGGAGAAGTAAAGAAAGGTCTTTCTGCTTGACCACCAAAAAGTCCTCTGAGTATATCTCCACCTGCTTCTGCAAGCGTAGGCTTGTTTGCAACAATGCGAGGTTGAAAATTTGGATTGGTTAACATAACAGGTTGACCTCCTGCTTGTGTTAAACCTTGTACAGTGGTAGAGGGTGGAAGAAGTTGTACGCCTCTTCCAAAGTTAGCGGCTTTTTGTAATTCTGCTTCTCTTGCTTTTGAAATCTCTCCAGCGCCTGGAGCCATGATGTTTTCCATTACCAGCGCAGTGTTATCTTCTCGTTGTCTTTGTCTCTCTGCTCTTGCTGTTTTACTGCCCATCTAAACTCCTAATGTTGCTATGCCTCCGTTAGCAAATTCACTCTCCTGCATATCTTTAATAACCTGATCGAACTCTTCTTTTGAAGGTAATCCCATCGCCTGGTTTATAGCTTCGTATAAATCTAATCCTTGTGATAATAATTGCAAGACATTTATAACTCTAGCCGGTGGTAGTCTTTTGGATAGTCCTTTCACCAAGCCTTTCAGGTTGAGTCCTTCTTTTTTAGCAGGGAGCTTTTTGTCTTTTGTAATCTCTTTTTTCTTCTCCATTTTTCTAATTTCGTCTGATGCTTCTCGTTCTATTCTTTTGTTTTCTCTGCTTCCTATTTCAGGAGCTGTTTTCATAACAACTTCTCCCAAATCATAATATTTGTCTACAGTCTCCTCATCAGGTAAAAAATTTCCAAAATCTTCTTGAAAGCTATAATTAGGATCGGCATCTATATTACCGTCAACATCTGGAAAATATCGCACGTCCTCTACGTATCTTGTTTGACCAGACACTATATCTTCACCCCCGTATGGTCCTACTTCTTGGTCAGGAACAAAAGAAAGAGAATCGATAACACGATCATCCGCATCTAATGTTTCTATTTCAAAAGTATCTATTCCACCATATTGATCCATATAATCAGGAGCATAGGCTCTCACTCGTGTTCCATCTTTTAAAGTGAGATAATGATACTTATCTCCTTTAGGTTTAATTCCTTTATCGGTAATTAATTCTGCTATGTCCATAAACTCTCGTGCCTCAAAAGGTACTCCTCCCATAGAAACACCAGTTTTTTTAGCGGCCTCTGTTTCCATGATACCACCCGTGCCACCTGGAAAGGCTGTCGATGCTGCAGCTCCCATAATACCTTTTCCTGATGTTTTTAAAAATTGACGACGACTAATCGGATCAACAAAAGTTTCTTTTAGTTTACTACCCATTAGTAGTATACTCTTCGTTGTTTTGGTAGAGGACTGTCTTGTTCATCTTCAGGGTGTTCAATAAATCCTCCTTGTCTAAATCTCATTACTGCTTGTGTCATACTATCCACCAAATCGTCGTGATCACCATAAGGAAAAGCTGCGCACTCTTCGATAACTTCTTCTGCAAATTTATCGTCGGTTGCCCATACCTGCCCTGACTCAAATAAAGGTGCCACGGCGTTGACTCGAGCGTGCTTATCATTACCACGACTCGGTGTATAATTTATAACGGGTATTCCTTGTTTACGCAATTCAAAAGTCAAAGGCATACCACTTGCTTTACCCTCCACAATAACACTCTCGGGTTTCCAGTAGTTATACTGTTCGAGGGCCACGCGCCTCAGCTCAGGAAACTCAAACCTGTCTTTGACGACATCTAACAAGATAAGGTTCGGTCCGCTGTCCTCGGTCGGATAAAACACACCCCACGTTGTGATCGCCGAATAATCTGCAGTTTCTTTTTTCAAAAAAGCAGTATCATAGGATTGTATCACGTGATGAAGCGGGGGGAGGTCCTTGTCCCATAGCTGCCACCATTCTCGTTTAATGATACTTCCCTCTTCGGCTGTAGGGTTTTGTTGATACTGTGCATTCCATTTACCAATAGGCAAACCTGCTTTGACACCTTCTAACTCTTCTAACTTCCAATACTCCGGCCACAACGGTTTGTCGTTCGGCAGTATCGCCGGAAACTCAATCACTTCCCACTGATCGGCTTTCGATTCTTTTTGAGCGTTAATTAATTTTCCTGTTAAATCTTTTGTGTTCCATCTGGTCATGACAACCACAATGATACCACCTGGCTGTAGACGCTGACGAGGACCCGAGGTGTACCATTCCCAAGTCCTCTCCAACGCATTCGTATTCAACGCGTCTTGTTCTGAGTGTGGGTCATCGATGATTAATAAATCCGCACCGCGGCCCGTGATGCTTCCTCCAACACCAGCCGCAAAATATTCGCCACCCTCGTTTGTCTCCCATCGGCCCGCGGCTTTGGAATCCTCTCTCAGTTTAGTTTGAAAAATTTTTTGATACTCTTGTGAGTCAATTAAGTTTTTCGCTTTTCGTCCAAAGCGGACCGCGAGTTCCGTTGTGTGAGTCGCTTGAATAATTTTTAGTTTTGGATTTTTACCAATCATCCATGACGGCAGGAGGTAAGATGCAAATTCTGATTTTGTATGTCGCGGTGCCATATTGATCACAATTCTTTTCAAATCGCCCGTGGCCACCTTGTTAAACTTCTCAGACATTATCTTGTGGTGGGACCCCTCTATAAAGTCAGGCCACACATACTTAACAAAAGACATGAAGTCGTTCTTGATTGCAGATTCTTTTCTTTTTTCTTCTAATTTTATTTTATAGCGTAAGAATTCTTTCTTCGCTTCAACCGGTAATTTGTTGATGTCTATATCTAAACCTTCTAATTGCATCGTCTCACAATGATTTTAACACCATAGAGTATTCAAAATCAACACTATATGTCAAATTTTTAGTTACATACTTTGCAAAATGGGTGGGTGGGCCCATAAGCTACATGCAAATTTTGTCGATGAATTGGGACCCCTCTAGGGTGGGTGGGCCCGTGGGCAACAGGTAGTTGCCCACTACTTAGGATAATTAATCTCTTTTAATAAGATTATCTTGATCGTTAAACTCAGGAGGCACATCTAATAAATCTTCATTATTTAAAAGACCTTGGTTGCTAAGTTCGATAACCATTGTGTCCCCCATGTGTCCTCTATTTTCAAGAACAGTTGTTATTTGAAATCTACTTGTAAAACAGTTCTCTAAGTATTTATGTCCCTGCTCTATTGCGTCCTCTTTATCATAAGCGTTTACTATCGTAGATATTTTGTCCCTTAATCTAAAGGTGACCATGTATTGACCTTTATTTGTTTTATTCATTTTAATTATCCTTTCTAAAGTATTTGTATTTGTTCAGGTGACATACCCTTTAACTTGGTTAAGTATTTTACAACCTTGCTCCAAGTTTTTCCTATCGAGGTTTCGTACTCCAACCAGTGATCCTCTGAGTTATCTTCCCAAACAATGTGATAATTGAAGCCCTCAATTAGATCACCATAACACTCACATGTTCCTTTTTTAGTTTTTACTATTTTTTTCATTTTAATTATCCTTTCTTAATTAATAAAAATCTTACTACAAAATCCCACAATCTCAAAGAACTTTATTTAAGTTTTTTTTTGAGTTATCCACAGGTTATCTATTGACAGAAAATCCCACATAATATAATATTGATGACATCTAAGAAAGGATAATAAAATGGATATTAAAGATATAAATGAAAGTAATGCAGTTCACACCGAAGATGAAATGCAAGCAATTCAAAACATGGTCAAAGTTATTAGACAGTGTGTTGAACAGGGTTTAAACAAAGACCAAAAACAATTAGTTAGAAATGCTCATGCAGCTGCAAGAGGGGAAAATGAAAATCAACCTGAATGGAGTGAAACTGATTATTTAGAAATGTTGGTTGAGTGTTGTTTTATGCATGGGATTACTGTCGGCAAACAAAGACAGATAAGACAGACTCAAAAAGATGTGAAAGAAATTTTTTCAAATGCAAGAAAAGGTGCAGAAGAAATTTTCTCAGAAGCAACTAAATTAATTTGACAATACGGGATATTCTTTGTTAGAATATCCCATAAGAAAGGATAGAGCATGACAGAGAAAGATATTGAAAAACTAAAAAACTATGTAGGTTTTCAAATAAGTTATTTTGCTGAAAAGCATGGCGAAGTAATTAAAAGAATGGGTATTTGGCAAGATG